CCGTTATAGGCGTTGGTAATCATACCACGCGGTACGCCATTAAACGTACTGAAAATTTGACGGTAGCCGCCCATTTTCTTTGGCACTTTACGTTGGAAACGGCACCATGTACCATCGGTACATTCAGTCGATTCAAACACCGTACCATCGCGCTTAATACCAGCAGCAACTCCTAAAGCGTAAACTTCGCTATATTGTGGAGGTAACTGAGCTGGCGGCGTATTCTCTTTGCCGTCAGCCATTAGAACGTTCCGCCGGGGATTAAGCCAGCATTAAATGTAGCTGGTGTAGAAATCTGTGGTGATAGTGAATTGGTATTATCAATGCGCAACATATTGGTGGCATTTGCTGAGAAGCCCAAAACGCTAGTACCAATTAAATACATACCAGTGATGTGGTCTGAATTAAATGAATACGCTGGTGCTCCGGCAGTTCCGTTGTTAGCATAGAAAATACCGGTAGTTGATTGCGTTAAAGCAAACAGCGTATTGCCATCGCTTAATACCGTAGCAACTTGGCCAGCACTTAATACAATTGCAGCAGTTGAACTACCAGCCACGTTAAAGCTAATCGTATATGCGCCAGATGTTGTATCGTTTACCAATACATAAATTTGGGTAATATTTGGTAGTGTTACTGATAGGTTAGCAGTACGAGTGCCAGACAGCGCAACGTAAGTTTGAATAATTGGCGCATAGGAAATTAAGCTTAGTGTGTTCCCAATAATGCTGTCCACATCGTAAGTTGCTGATGTGAAGGTTACGTTTGATGGAACTGCCCAACCCACTGTAAAGAAGTTGCCAGTTGATGCCTCATAAATAATAGAACCAGAATCGCCCGGATTGGTAGAGATAGTTACTTGGCCGTTGATTAACGATGGGCTAGTTGGCGTAATAGACAATGTGCCAGTGCCGTTGTTCCTAAAGTTAATCCACCAACCACCAGACAAACCTGAAGACGCTGGCAAATTAAAGTTGCCGTTACCAGAAGTCCATACAAAAGTAGCAGCACGGCTAGAGTCATTAATGATTGGAGTTGCAGATACTTCTACAATGTTTCCAGTTACTGCCAATTGACCGGCTACTGTGGTTAAACCAGCGCCTTGCAAAGTTGATGCGTCAGCAGCAGATGTGCCAGTACCAAAAGTAATGTTTTGCCAAATACCACCAGTGGAGGTGTTATTTGACAAATAGAAATAGTGTGTCACACCGGGCGCAACAGTAACGGTTTCACCGCCAGCAAAATCATCCACTACAAAGCTATATGCGCCTTTGTTGCGGATAAAAATGTCAGTGCCGAGGGAGCCTTGAGTGGCGTCAGGTAGGGTAATTGTTAGACCAGCACCAGCGGGGGTGCAATCCATAATACGCGCCGCTGGAACCTGTGTAGGATTAACTACTTGAGGCCAGTATAGTTGAGTATTGGTACTAAAACTAAGAGCGTAATAGGATACGTCCGTTGGTTCAACAACGGTGCCGGTAAAGGGTGATACAAAAGATTGTGACATATATTAAGGTTCCTGAACCGAGACGTTTCTGTCCACACGACGAGCGTTGTCTTCTTTTTTGAGCGCTGCCAAAGAATCTGTATAGTAAGACTTCCAGATAGGCAGTTTATCTAAAGCTTTTAAGTAGCCCTGTGCTTGTAACAATGTACCAAACAACATCGCTTGTGGGCACTCGCGGGTGAACAAGTTTTGTTGATTTTGTGAATCCAATGGTTGGATTTCGCTGTAGTACGTAATTTCAATTGGGTAGCTTGTATCTGGTTTTGGTGCAATCGCCCAATTGTTATAATCATAATCAGCATAATACAAAGGCTGACCAGTAGAAGATTCAGATTGATACATCGCAACATAATCTTGGCTACGTAATAAAATTGGCTGACCATTTGTTTTCATGGAGATAGTTTTTCTCCAACGAGCAGGTTTTGTTACAATTACCTGATTGGCTGCTAGAGTTGTCTCCACTACAGTTAACTGTAAAAAGGTTTTTAACTCTGCAGCAATAGCAGATTCAGCCAAACCAATCAAGCTTGGTATCTGGGCAACAAACTGCGCATCGTTACGTTCCATGTAATTTTGAACGTCAGATACCAGATTGTCATAGGTCATTACATATGCGCTGGTCATCGTGTGTAGTAACTAAAATTAGGTTGGAAGTAAATTGGCGACTTATCGCGATCTTCTTCTTCGGCTTGGGTTCTGAAGTCTAATGACCGTTTTTCCAAATAAGTAATTCGATTGGCATCAACTCCGGGCAACTGCAAAGATAATTCATGCGACAATGCTGCTTGAATGTAAGGTATCCAACGATTTGGCAAATAGAGTTGATTGGTCAACGCGCCAACATCCATCATTTGTTTTTCAATAATTAATTGAAATATTTGGAAGTCGTTAGATGGCACAGGCCATAAATACATCTCTGGGTCAATCTGGCGATTAAACCAGTATTGCAAAGAACGTACGGATGGAAACTGTTTGTTCGGTAAGTTCCAGTAATCATCACGGTTTAGGCGAGCTAAGGGGATGATTTGCTGTGACTGAGCAAACACAATCTGGCGACAAGAAAACGGTGTGCCAGAAGTAGAACGAACACGGTGGAAGTAGTACGGAATGGTGATGCTATTGCTAGTGTAGTACCAAGTACGGTCTTGCAATGTCAGCGGTGATGGGAATGTAATTTGTGTTTCCCAAGTAATACCATCATTACTGGTTTCGTACACTAAATCAGTATAAGTTACTTCACCAAAGTTTGGAGCGTATGCGTTGATGCCAATGTAGTACACGCTAGTCTGTGTGCTGTACTGCGCGCCAAACCAATTCTCGCCAACAGTGGTAGTACCGTAGTTACTCAGGTTGTTATCAAATACGGTTGGTGATGTTGGATTGTCCGCTGGTAATGCAGTCTCAATTTGCGGTGTTTGAACATAGACCCAGTTAGCCTCGCGCACATCAATAGTGCCCTCTGGCATTGTGAGGATCTGCTGGTTACTTTGCGCACCCAGAATAATGTTTTCCAACAACCATAAATTAACGCCGCGATTAGACGTATTCTGCAAAATGTAAAATAGCGCCTGCTTTGCGGCAGTAATATACTCTGGTGTAATTTCTTCAGATTGTTTGCCTGCCGCACGAAATGCGTAGGAAATTAACTGATCAACATTAACCTTTGTCTGGTTGTATGTATTTGAATAAGCCACGGTTTACTTCTTCCGTTTTGCCATACCACCGCATTTTAACTTAGACAAATCTGTATGCTTTTTCTCATGCAATTGATCATCGTGCATTTTAAATGCCTTTTTGATCATCTCCTTGTCTTGAGCAACATCTCCGCCCTCTTTATAATGACTGCCTTCGCACATCATTTTAGGGTTTTGTTTAAAGTCTTTCATTAGCGTCCTCGTCCGGCGGCTTTCTTCATTACTTTTTGTGGCAAGTTTGGTTTGGCTTTACCAGCCTTGACAAACTCTTTGCCAACTTTTTTAGGGATGCCTATTGTGGATTTACCAGCGGCAGCCGCATACATCGCGGCTTGCTGGTCTTTAGATTTGATTGGCATTATCTAACTTTTCCGCCACGTTTTTGGCCAATTAATGCTAGATTGTTAAAGTCATTCATGTACTTTTTAACACTAGGTTTAGCCAATACGTCGGAAATAAATTTAGGCAATCCAGAAGACTTTGATTTAGGTGCAACATAGCTGCCAGATCCGGGAATAGATTTATTAAATGCTACTTGATCTGGAGTTACATTACCCCATGAGCTTTCATCATCAATACTACCGCCAGTTTCGCCCATGTCACGGTTATCCATCGCTGAATCATCGTTAGGGATGTATGAACCAGAAGCTGGAGTTGTACCTAGAGCATCGTGCATACGAGCAAGGATAAATGGATCAGTACGATCTGCACCGCCCAACCAAGCTTCTTGTTCTGGGGTAAAGTCAGATGAGCCAGTGGAAGAACCATCGGCCATCTTCTTAGGCTTTTTTGCTGCACCGCCTTTTTTGTATTTGTTAGGACCACCTTTAGCGCCAGATGGAGCTGCTGCAGCTTTACCAGACTGTTTGCTCTTGATAGTTTTTACTGCATCGCCAGCTGGTTTGCTCTTTTCTTTTTCTACGTCAGAAGCACGAAATGTTGGCTTGACGGCTGCTTTAGAAGGTGCCTTTGCTTTTGCTGGTTTGATTTCTTTGGTCTTGCGGATGTTGTCTTTGTCACCAGCAGATTTCTTGGCTTCATAAACATTTTGTACGCCACCACCAGTTTTGTATTTTTTAACTGTGCCAGTAGCTTTTTTGGAACGACCACCTTTTTTCATGGTCAATGTTGTTTTGTCTTCAACGTCTGGTGTTGTGCCTTTTAAACCAGCAGCTGGTGCTGATTTAGGGCCAGCATCTTTTTTAGATACGGCTGGTACGCCATGCTTGGCCTTACCGCCTTTTTTCATTACGTTTACTGTACCAACACTGCCGCCTTCTTTGAAGTGCGCCATTTTAGGTAGTGTTTTGAAGCCTTCCATTTTGTTTCCTCGAGGTTAATAGGTTGAAAAGGATGATCAGTCCTTATTAATAATAATGCACAATTAGAGGGCAAATCGCCCTATATATTGGATAGAAACAGTTGTCTTTCTATCTTTCTGCGCTTTAATAATTCAGGCGGGTTTGCCCAATTTAGAAAGGCATTTGCTGCTTTTTTAGGCTGTCCTTGGTTGAGGTATTTCACCACATCTGACTTAGCCATTTTGTCTGGGCCGATGTTATGGCACAGGCTTTGAAGAGCATCTCTTTGAGACTCTGTGATATCCACTTTTAGAGCCGTTTTAAGGGCTTCTGAGCACTTTTCTAGGTCTTGGCTAAGGATACCCCTTACCTCATCCTCAGAAAGCTCTCTATGGAGCAAATGAGCCTCTTGAGCCTTAATATAGTGCCCTACTCCAATAGTCCAGTTTCCTTGGCTATCTTGATATGCTTTGGTTCGCATACCCTCAAAATACTCAATGAAACTGACGGTTGAAGTAGTCACCCACTCAAACTGCTTTTTATAATCGGTGAGCCAATTAGCCATTGGGTCATAATTGGCGGCACTAAACGTCAGACCAAACGCGCAGGCGCAGGTCGCCATTGTTCTAAGCATAGAACCTCCTATTTGCTTATTTTAATGCAAATTAGGCGGCTTTGCCAGATAAAAATAATGTTGCCTCGGCGTGGCGGCGTTTTAATAGGCCAGCCATCACGTGTCCGCCAGCTTTGTCCCACTTGAGGAACTCTTCTGCGGCGCCATCTAAATCACCCTCGTTGACCTTTTTGAGTAAAGTAGAATGGTTAAGGTTGCCACAGCCACAGTTAAACGCGAAGTCAACCAGCGCATCAAACTCTTCCTGAGTGATGTCGGTGGTAACGTGCGCATTTACATCGGCGGCGGCTTTTTGTACGTCTTGTGCAAGCAGCGCTTCTGCCTGCTCTTTGGTGATCTCTAGCCCCTGATAGACGTCAGGACCAGTGTGGCCATAGCCAATAGTCCAAGGATCTGCACCAGTGCCGGGATCAGGATAGGCCTGCAAACGGCAGCCTTCAAATTGTTCAGTAAGGTGTAAACCATCTTTTGAGTATTCCATTATTTAGTCCTTAGTGCGTTATATTTTTGTATAACATCGTTACGTTCTATTTCTGAGACGGAGCATTGCTTTGCAAGCTCGACAAGAACTTCGACATTTGGTTCAAGTAGTCGGAGTCCTTGACTTGGTATGGCAGCGGCGGTATTTCCGTCTGCTGATACACCGGAGTGGTGCACCCCGCGATACATATCGACAAGAGTATCGTAGCGATTTTGTAGTTCATCTTTGTCTTTCTGGGTTTGTTGGGATATGGTGCCCTGTGCCTCAATCACACTATTTTCATGCTCAATTGCTTGGGTGTTGACCTTAGCAATCTTAGCCTCGTAATAGTCAGAGGTGGCAAACCAGCCACCATAGCCGCCAAGGAGCAACGCTCCGGCTACTAGGTAGGCGGTGGTTGAGCCGCCGGTAAAGAGGGACAGGATGTTGCCGAACATTATACCTTAGGTGGTGTGGTGGGTGGGGTTTGTTGTGTGGCCGCTTTGCCAGCGATCACCGCACCACCGCCCGTTAGTGTGGCAGCTAGGCCGATGCCTAACTGGTTAAGGTCTAGCGTTGGGTTATTATATACGTGGATGATGGCGCAGATGGCAAACGTTAAGAGTGCCAAGAACGCCATCACTCTGGCGATGCAAAACATTTCGCCACAGTCTTCTGTAAAGATGTCTTTAAAAAATTTACTTACCATTTATATCCCCACGTTGCATACCACGCAATAATTGCCGCCACAATAAAACAATATAGCTGCACCTTGCGCACTTCTTTTAAATCATGCTGGAACGCTTCATTTTCTTTGCGTTCCATGTTTTCAATCTCTAGCTTAATTCGCAATACCGCGTCCCACTCCTTGGCGCCATACTTTTTTATAAAGTCTATCTTTAGTTTGGCCTCCTCGTCGGAGATCTGCTTCTTGTGCTTCCAATCCTCCAACGCCTTGATGATTGCTGTGGCTTTTCTATGTTCAGCTTCACGTCTGGCACGGATGCGTTCTTGAGCTTTTTGTTGTGCTACAGCCAAGCCATCTTGCTGTAGGTGTTCGATGTTTTTACCTAGCTGTTTACCAGCTTCTCTGGATGCGTTTAATGTTCCGCTAAGGGTCTTAGCGCCCTCTGTAATTCCAAATGGATCGGCCATATATTCATGGCTTGGCGATAAAGTAGTGGCTCAAGAACCCAATGAAGGAACTGAACGCAGACACGACCATCATGCCCGCCCACATGCCACCCTTGGATTTATTGGCGAGCTCACATAGGAGCTCTACCGATTGTTCAAGTTTGTCGATCTTCTTTTCAAGCGCGTCAACGGTTGCAACTAGCTGTCCGTACTTAAACATGTCGACGTGATTTTCGTCAGACATTAGTTACTCGCTGGTGTAGATGCGTCAGGTGTTGTCTCTGGCTCAGGGGCTGGCTCAGGCTCAGGTGCAGGTTCTGGGGTTGGCTCAGGTGCAGGCTCAGGTGCAGGCTCAGGTGCAGGTTCTGGGGTTGGCTCTGGGTCTGTGCCTACCACATTCTGTGCGTGTGCATGACGCGCGGCAGCTTGGTCGATCGCCATCTGGATGATTGGGTTGACGTGTGCCTTTACTTCCTGAACAACAGCGGCAAC